TCGCCCTTGATCTTGCCCATCTCCTCGCCGCCGACGACGAGTTTGAACGTGCCGTTCTTGGGCACGATGCGCTTGATGCCAGTCTTGTTACCCGCGAGTTGCTTGGTCAGCTCGCTGACACCTGCGGTTTGCAGGAACTCGGGTACATCTTGGCTGAGGATGAGATTGCTCATTTCTAACTTTCCTTTGAACGTCTAACGACCACGGTGAACTCCCGCTCGACATTGAGCCCAGCAGGTTGAACGTCGGGATTCTCTTCAAGAAACTGCTTCATGTGGGTCTGATGAAGCCGCTTCTCCAGCAGGGCGAACGCACGATGCTTCTCGATGAAGCTGTACATCGAATCCCAGTCATTCGTCCAGTACCGTGACTTGACGGAACGGATGACGGTGCCTGCATTGGTCTTGATGCTGCTGGCGTCTACCGCCTTGCAGATCTCCAGCATCTCGCTTTCGATGAGCTTGAGTTGGTTCTCCAGCTCTTCATCTGCACGCTCGTAGTTGCGCTTGAGATCGCTGCGTGCATCCCTGATCTTGATGTAGGTTGCAGTCAGCTGTTCAAGCGGCACGCCGCTGATTTCAGGGGTAGGTTGGGCTTGGACTTCGGCGTCCATGTTAGCTCCTTCGTTGTTGTGATGGGGTCTATTATGCGGGCTTCCTTGACTTTGTCAAGTGCCTTCGCTCATTTCTTGTTTGTACAGCTCAACTATCTTCGCGTGGTTGGAGATGTTGTCGCGCAGCAGGGCGTACAGACGCGCCTCGATGGGGCTCCCCTTGATGTGCACCACTGTCATGGCGTTCTTCTGGCCGGGGCGGTCGATGCGTGCGTTGGCTTGCAGGTACGTCTCAACACTGGTCACGGGAGCGTACCAAACGACAGTGTCGGCTGCGGTCAGGGTAAGTCCGTGGGATGCCGCTTGCGGCTGAATGATCAGCACCTTGGGGTCGGCTTGCTCCTGGAAACGCTTGACGATCTCTGTGCGCTTGTGCACGGGCACCTCACCGTTGATCACGTCGGACGTGATGCTTTGCTTGCCGAGGTAGTCGTGGATCTGCTTGATCGTGTGCGTGAACGGGACGAACACCAGCACCTTGTTGGACGACTCGTCGATCACCTCGGTCACTGCACGTAAGCGATTACTTGCATCAAAGTCCACGACCTCACCCGTGTCGGTATAGACCGAGCCGCATGCAATCTGGAGCAGCTTGTTGAGCTTGACCGCTGCGTTGACCGCGCTGATCTCCTCACCTGCCGCCTCCATGAGCATGTCGGTCTTGAGCTTCTTGTAGTACTTGATCTGCTGCGGCGTCATCGGTGCGTCCCGGTCGGCGAACGTGACCTCCGGGAGATCAAGACACTGACGCTTCTCGAACCTGATGGCCGGTTGTAGTACACGATGCACGATGGATTGGGCCGCAGGCTTGGGCACCCACCGATACTGCGTTACGGGATACATCACTTGATCGCGGAACTGCCCGTAGAAGGGGGGCACACCGTCCGGGTTGACCAGCTTGGCCAGACCGTAGGCATCCACAGGCGACTGCGCGGCAGGCGTACCTGTGAGCATCCACAGACCCTTGACGTGCTTCATCACGTCGCGCAATGTCTTCCATCTATCGGTCTGCGCGTTCTTATAGGCAGAGGCTTCATCGACCACGATCAGGTCGAACCCGCCCGCGATGATCTCGGCCTTGCAGATGGACACGCCGTCGAAGTTGATGATGACGTACTCGGCACCAGCTCTGATGATCTCCTTGCGCTTAGTCGCGCTGCCGTAAGCCACATCGACACGGCGGTGCACAGCGAACTTGAACAGGTCTTGCTGCCAAGCCGAGTGCATGATGGACAGAGGGCAGACGATCAGCACGCGGCGGATCAGCCCCATCTTCATGAGGTAGTCGGTTGCCCAGATTACCGAGGCCGTCTTACCCGTACCCTGCTCGTTGAAGCAGAAGGCTTTGCGTTGGCCAGACAGGAACGCAGCGGTCTCTTTCTGGTGCAGGAAGGGAGACAGCCCCGGAGGGCATGGCCAGTTGTAGCCAGAGAGGAAGTCCTGTTGCTCCATTACAGCTTGTTTTCTTTGGTCAGCAGCCACCAGAGGAAGGCGATAGGGGGAATGCTCAGCACGAGCACGATGATCCAGAAGTTTGCGTTCACGAGCGGGGCTTTATGTTTGCCAGCTTCTCCCAGATGGCCTCGGCTTCTTCGTCGGGCACTGGGGTTGAGTTCTCGAACAGCGTGTCGTCCTCCAACATTTTCTTGAGCGTGGCGAGCATCTCGTCAAGCTCTTCCTGCGTGCCATCGAAGCCGTCGAAGGCTCCGGGTGCGATTTCCAGTTTGGTTGATTTGTCAGTCATGTTTTTTCCTCAAGCGGATCAGTTCGTCAAGCATGCGCTCCATCTGGTCTGCGGCGTGTAGGTGGAACGGGCTGATGGGGATGTTGCGTGCGAGGGTTCTCATCATGCCGATGGTGGTGCGGATGGAGCGTTCAGATACTTTCTGTCTTGACTTGGGCTCCGCATCTATCTGTGCTAGTACCTTGGTCGCCTTCTGGTTTGCATTGTGGTCGCCACTCACTTCTTCTCCCGCTTGCTCGTCTCGGACACGACCTTGTGGTTAGAGTTGCGCTTGAACGAACGGTTGGCGCTCGGCGATTGCAGCTTGACGCCATGCTTGTTTGTGCCGCCTTTGCTCAGGGCAACACGGTGGGCTAGGTCTTTGCCCTGGCGTGCATCTGCCGCTCCGTTTCCGTCGCGGTCGGCTTTGCCTTTGTCGAAGGCTTCACGTGCACGCTGACGTTCCAGGCGCTCATCGGCTTCGCCACGAGCAAGCTGCTGCTGGTATTCCTTCTTGTAAGGACGGGGTTTATTCACGTACGGCATCTTTGCCTCCTTTAAGGTTATGGGTGTTGAGCTGCATCTCAGTCAGCCCGAACTCCGCAGGAGTGGACTCCCACAACGGCTTGCGATCTTCCTTCTCGATCAGCTGAAGCATCTTGCCAATCGTCACGCTCATCTCCATCATCATGTTGCTTTTGGCTTGCGCGAACTCTCGCTCGACGACCTCTTTCACCTGCCTACGCACTACCTCGTGCACGACTTCGCTCACGCGACGCTTCAGTTCGTTTTCAAGAATCAGTGCGGTGTCAGTTTGTTCGTTGTCCATTGTTAGCTCCTATTGTGCTCACACGATTTCACCGGACAGAATCGGCAGAGGGGTCCGGTGATGGGGTTCCAAACGCCATGCTCAAGCGACCGTTCCAGCTGCTTGATTGTGGGCATGACGCCGCCGATGTATTCCTTGCGGTTACCGATGTGGTGCTCCTTGCGGACGAACTCGTTGCTCACCACGAACAGCAGAGCCGACTTGATCTTAGTCACCTCGGGGAAGTGGGCGAACACGGCTGTGGCCATCAGGTCAAGCTGCTTCACATCTGCGTAGCGTGCGCTCTTGCTCGTCTTGTAGTCAACCATGTGGGCCAAGCCCTTGGTCGGGTCTACGATCAGCAGGTCCACGATACCGTGCCACCACACATCAGGCGCCTTGAACGCGCACGGTGCTAGGTCTTTGGTAAGGCCAAGCTCAAGCTCGCAGTACTTGTCGCCGGGGATCTTCTTCAGCGACTCAAGGATTGGCTCCATGTACGAGTACTTTTTCGGCATGGGCTTGCCGTCACGCACGTGTTCCTCTGCGGCTTTGTGCACGTCGCTGCCGTACAGCGCCGCCTCATGCGGCGTGTCCTTAACGTCCTTGGCTACCTTGAGGTGGTAGTACTTCTTCGGGCACTGCTCAAAGGTCTTGAGGCTGCTGTACGACCAGACGATGTTCATTACTTATCCTTCTGCTGCATTACCTTCAAGGCGGCGTGCGTCTCCGCTGCCCACCGAATAGTCTGTAGTGCTTGCTCTAGTGCTTCGTACCATCTCTTTTCAAGCGCCGCTTCGTGCAGCGCCCTCAGCGCGGCCTCCGCCTTCATAGCGGGGTAAGCGTAATCAACAATCTCCGTAGGTTTGTCCATGTCCAGCCTCACAGTTCAAAGGTAAATCGGGAGCCCACGAGGGACGTAGGCGCATACACAGCTCAACGAACTCCTGACCAGTCTCAGCTTCGTCTTCAGGAATCAGGCACGCGATGGCGTCATGCACCGTCATCACCACCCGATACTTCTTGGCGATCATCAGCATCTGCTCACCGATGACGATACGAGCTAACGCTTGACAGATGTTCTCCACCACTTTACCGCCATAGATGCGGTTAGGGAGCACGGTCTTACCCTTCTTGGTGTCATACACATACTCGTATTTGCCGCTCTCGGGGTCTTGGCGCTTGCGCAGGTTGGGGTACTTCAGATACATCCCGTTGGGCAGACGGATGCCCCGCTTGCCCTCCACCTTCAGCAGACCGCCTCGGCCTATCTCGCCAGTTTGATTGTTGGCAATCCAGTCCAGAGCCTCGTGGGCCTTGCGCCAGAACTCCGTGATCTTGTGGTTAGCTGCGCG